GCGCGGCGCGGTTCATAGGGGCGGCAGACGGCGGAGAGTCTCGCCGTCCAGCGTCAGGGCGGTTGAGACAGAGCGGGTATAGGTCGGGCCATCCCGCAGCAGACGCAGGGCGGCCCGAACCGTCTCGCTCATGGTCCCGTACTTACCTGATGACACAACAGACAAGAGGTCGTAGGGCAATCGAACGCATACCACTGCGCCGGTTGGTTTAGGCGCGATGTTTCGGACCTCCTCGCCGAGTTCGACGTGATGGTCTTCCCCACAGAGGGGACATACAAGCGGATCGCTCACTGCGTCTCGGCCTCCAGCGAGGCTTGCCAGAGGGAGAGAGCGCGGGCGTTCATGGCTTCACGGAGTAATGCAACCCATCCTCCGTAACCCAAATTGAGTAACTGAACACCGCTTCGTACTGACAGGACCGCCGTTCGCATGCCTCCCAGCCATCGCCTTTGTCCAACGACCAGTGATGGCACCGTGGACACTCAACGAGCGTCGCGTACATATCGGCCGGATGGCAGCGGCACCTGATCATCCCCGTCACCCGTGACTCGTTACGTGACACGTTCACCCCTATTCTAAGCACGGAAGCAGATGGCTTCGGACCACCAGGCCGCGGGTTCGAATCCTGCCCGGCGCGCCATCTCGTGAGCACAACTACGCACAGGAGTCACCTTCTGGACACTCCACGTCACAACTCCGGTGACCCGTTGGTGACACGTTGAGTTTCGGGGAAGGCGCGCTTCCTTGGTCGGTTAGTTCGTAGTCGCCCTCGGTGGTCATTGGGCGGTGCGGATGCTGCGAACTGACGGCTTCCTCGTCTGAGCCGATCCGGCCGCACCAGCCGCACTGCCATTCAACGCTCACTCCAGCCTCACTTCGCTGTTGCTGCAACGAATAGGACGAACACCATCACCCAAGCGATCGTGGCAACGAGGAAACCGATGCGCCAAGACTGAACCGCGCTCACCCCGTACCCTCCTTCACCTTGGCGTAGGCGGCGGCGATAACCTCTGCGGCCAGATCGAAGTCATCGGGGGAGTCGATATGGAAACCGACTGCGGGGGAATCCCAGTCAATCGACTCGTGCTCCACAAATCCATCACCATCCCGCAGCGCCGCCGCCAGCCGCTCCACGTCGAGCTGCGCCGCCTCGGCTTCGCGCACGACTGGAAGCACATCGCGTTCTAACCAGTCGGGCCAGTCCGAGTAGTTGTTCTTACGGAGTTGGGCAATGATCATGATCAGCGCGTCCAGCGCCCGTCCCGCAGCCGTGCGCGGCTCAGTCATGGCTCCCCCTCCGACGCCAGCGCGGCGCGGGCGGCGAGCCATGCCTCAGCCAGTTCAGCCGTCGTCGTGTCAGGCTTGTGATAGGCAAGGCGCAAGCCCTCCAGCGCCGCCTCCAGCGCGTCCACCCGCGCCAGCAGGGCAGCGATGTCATCGGGAGCGGCGGCGATGAAGGCGGCGTCGGCTCCATCCGACACCGAGGGACTGAGCCCTTCATACCCGCCGTAAGTGATGGAGCCGCCATCTACCGCATAGACATCCCCGCGCCGCATCTTCACCATAGAAGCGAGTGTCAGGTCCGTAATAAGGCGGTGCTCCCACATACCCCTCGGTATCGTCAGGGTCATAACAGGAGAGGCACACGCATGGCCCTTCGTGGTCGCGGCGAAGATCACAGCCATGCGAACCCCAGTAGGTTCGGCAATCCTCCCAGTCATTGTCTGGAATATCGACATAGCGCAGTCTCCAATTCACCCCTCTCTGGATCACCGTTCCGCCTCCTGCACCTTGGCGTAGGCGGCGGCCAAGTCCTCTGCCGTGTGAAGGTAGGCTTCGGGCGCTCGGGTATTGAGGTCAGCAGCCGCAAGCGCCTCCGCCAGCGCCACCACGTCGAGCTGCGCCGCCTCGGCCTCGATAGCGAGGACGGCGTTAGGTAGAGCCTCGGCCAGCATGTAGCCCTCGATGTTCCAGACGTTCGGGTCTTTCTCCGCCGCCTTCGCCAGCACTAGCAGCGCCCGTCCCGCAGCCGTGCGCGGTACCCTCCTCATGACTCACCCCCTACCCACAGATAGAACCACTGACAGCGTTCCCGCTGGCAATGTGATGGAGGGTTAGTACCTGGTTCGGGAGGGATAATCTGGTCGGGGTCGTACCCCGACAACCCCAACTGCTTCAGAAGCGGCACGGCAAAAGAGGCCGGAGCTGCCGCCAGACAACAATTCCCCGCGAAGGCAGGCTCAGTCATCCCGACACCATCGCTTCGAGGAAGGAGGGGCCGGTCATCGGTCGGCCCGCAGCGCTTCGAGGATGCGATTGCCGACGTAGTTCATGGACCGAATGGTGTCTCCAGCGCCCCCCGGAGTATTCGAGAGCGTTGACCAGCAGAGATCACAGATACGGTCCTCGGCGGTTACGCCACCCAGACCGATATTCTGAGTGAGCGGGACGTGCCACCAGTCGTCTGGCGCTTGCCCTTCATAGCCGCACCAGACGCACCCAATCTCGTTGGTCATCCGAGCATCTCCTCGATGCTATCCAAGGCAACTTGGGGAACGTCGTTCAGGGCGATATAGTGCTGCTTGCTGGTGTACGTGCGGGCGTGTCCTAGTAATCGAGCCACGTGCATCTCCGACACCCCAGCCTCCGCCAGCCGCGACGCATACGTCGCCCGCAGCCGGTGGAACGCCAGCCGCGGGATCCCGGCCGCGTCACAGAGCCGATAGAACCTGTGGGTCAGCCAGCTCCCGCTGAGTGCGGTGCCCTTCGGCGTGGTGAACACCGGGCCGGTCGCCGTCGGCACGAAGCCGGCGGCGATGACCCGCTCGCGGTGCGCCCGCAAGGCATCGACAACGGATGGCGTCAGCGGCACGGCGCGGCGCGACTGCGGCGTCTTCAGCTCGACCCGCTGGTAGCGGCCGTTGAGGTGGACGAGTTCGCGGCGGACGCTCAGTCGCGGTTGAGTTGCCAGATCAGACAGACGCCGCACTCCCACTCGCTCGGGTCCAGAGACTTCGCCTCGAAGGGTCTGTCCTTCTGGCTGGGTAGCGGGCGCCGGAATCTCAGTGGATGGTCGCACTCCAACCCCATCGCGTCCCGACTCAGCCCGTACCGTTCCTCGGGACTTAGCTCGCTCATGGTCTTCTCCAAACTCCAAGTCTTCCCACGCTAGCCCCAGCAGCTCGCCTTGGCGCAGCCCGGTGGCGACGGCGGTGATGAACAGCGCCTCGAGGCGATCGCCCTTACAGGCGGCGAGCAGCCGGCGTACCTCGTCACCCGACAGAGCCCGTGGCTCCTGAGCGGGTACTCGAGGAGCGTCGACGAACTCGCGGGCCGCCACGTTGCGCGTCACCAAGCCAGCACGGACGGCCATCGCCAATGCCCTCCGCAGGACGGCGTGGACGTTGCGGAGCGTCTTCGGGCCGACTCGCTCCCCAACGACCGACAGCATGTGCTCGACATAGATCGGGTTGAGCTCGCTCAGCCGGATCTCGCCAATGGTCGGCGCCAGGTGGTAGCGGATGGCGTTGGCGTAGGCGTGGCGGGTGGCGGGCCGGAGGTTGCGCACGTCAGAAACCCACCTTGTGAGGTAAACCCCAAGTGTCAGCCGCGACGAGGGCTGCATCGATGATGAGTTTCTTAGCTCGGTGAGCGCGGCGAGGGCGTCGCGCCTTGTTGCCCGTGTCCTTCGCACGAACCGCCGCTGGCTCCGCGGGCCGATCGACACCTGCGCCACCCACTTGCCCCGCTCCTGATACACCGACCCGGTTCCCATCTGTCGCCTCATTCCGTGATCGTAGGAGGTAGGCGTCCACGTCGTCCATCGAGAATCGCAGGTCGCCGCGGGTGCCAAAGCGGTAGCAGGCCAGCTCGCCGCGCAGGACCAATCGCTTCACCGTGTTGACGTGAAGGTGGAGGATCTCGCCGACGTCACGGGCGGTCAGGAGGGGGGCGGTCATCCGACCAGCCCCAGCACTTCCTGAGAGCAGCGGAGTGCGGCGATCTCGCAGTAGCGTTCTTCGATCTCGATGCCGATGGCTCGGCGGTTCAGCGATTTGGCGGCGACGAGGGTGGTCCCGCTACCCATAAAGGGATCGAGGATCATGCCGTCAGGGCATCGCTGAACGAACCAGCGGACAGGGGCAAGGGGCTTCGGGCTGGGGTGGTCTGGCTTCGCCTCACGGCCTACCACGAACTCCTTGCAGTCGCCGTCCTGCGTATACACGCTGACTCCGGTCGCGGAATAGAGCAGCGCCGGTATCCAATTACCGAAGCCACCTGCCCCGTTGGTCATGCCGTTGATAAGTCGCGCCGCCAGCGTCCAGCGGTAGGTGAGATGCCAAATCTGCTGGGGTGAGTTCCCGATGTTCCAGACGCCGGGCATGAGGCAGAGTGCCCGCGCTGATGGGGGAATCGGCGGTAGCATGAACTCGGAGTCCCACGGAGCCTTACCGATACCGTAGGGCGGGTCGGTGACGATGATCTCAGCCTCGGGCATCCACTCCCGGCAGTCACCGTGGTAGATCGTCACCGCGTCGTCCTGGTAGTAAGGCGTCATGCCGGCCCCTTGACGGCGGCGCAGACATCGCAGTCGGCGTGCTGGCCTTCGTGGCGGGTGGTTGGAGTTGGCTGCGCTTCGATGACTGTGAGAGGAACCTGACGGCGGTGTTCTTCTGCGAGGTCACGGTCCACCCGCGCTTGGTTGTCCTGCCGGAGGTAGTGGGCGACGCGGCGGGCGATGCGATCAACGGTGGCGTCATCGAGCATGATGAGGTCCGTCACGACTTAGCCTTTCTCGAAACCCGCTCAGCGAGGTCGGGGTCCACTCGTTGGAGGTTTTCGAGTCCTTCACGAACCGAACCGATACCAACCGAAACGATACTTACCGGTGCGGGGAGTCGCGGGGAGTCGCGGGAAGTCGCGGGGTGAGCACACTTGTCGTGTTCTGTCGCGATTGTCGTCACGCGACGTGTCGTCCCCGCCAAATGCTGATGAGCCGGCATCTTCGGGATCTGCGCGTGGCTGCAGTCATGGAGGTGGAGCCGGCCGATGGCGGCCAAGGCTTCCCCGTGTTTCACTACCCTCCGCTCCCGCATCCGGCGCGACTCGAAGGGGTACAACTCGGCCCCGATCTCCTCGACTTGCCAACGCAGCCAACCGGCGTCATCGGCGAGGCTCCAGGTGCCGACGAAGAACAGGCGGGCACCTTCCGTCAGGCTGGCGAGCTTCGCGTCCTTCCAGAACTCGGGTTTGATCTGACGGATTCTCACGGCTTCTCCCCGTGGAGTGCCACGTCGTCCTCCAGCAGCCGGATGACCAGCCGCCGCGTCGGCTTGCCGGGCCCAGGCCGCTCCGACACGATCAGGGTCGGGATCCGTCCGCCGGTGCGCGGCAGCTTCGCCAGCTCGTTCCAATAGCGAGTGCTGAACCAGCCGCCAGCCTTGCTCTGTACGACAAACAGGTCGCCGACCAGGACGTCATCCGGGCCGCCGTACATTCCCGTCCGCCGGGCGCCGGGGTAGCGTTTCGCTATGGCGCGCTCGGCGTCCTTGCCGGCGCGGAGGGCCGTGCGGCCGCGGCGCTGACGCTCAGTGAAATCGAAGTAACGGATGCCACACACAGAGCAAACACTGATGCCCTCGTCATTCCACCGATGCTCATGCCGCTTCGCCTTCCGGGCGGCGTGGAGGAGCTGGAGATCGTTGGTCATCGTTCGGCCTCGGCGTCGAGGATGGCGACCAACTCACACCCCTCGGTATGGGTCTCCTCGTCATCCACGAAGTTGAGACAGAACGGACAGGACGGTCGCCCGTTATACATCGGCTGGTATCCGTGATCGCGCAGCCCTTCTAGGTCCAACCGCTCCACCGTGGCTCGCCGCTCGGCGGCCTTCAAGTCGTCGTGGTAGTCGATCGTGAGGGTCGGGCTGTAGAACCCATCCGCGTCCGCCTCACCCCAATCGACCCGGAGGCGATAGCCGTCATCGGTGCGTGTCGCCCATCCCGCCATCACTTCCGGGCTGACCCGCACTAGCCGCGTCTCGGCCTCGTTACTCATGCCATCGCTCGCAGAACTCGCAGCGCGGCCGGGCGGTGAAGGTCAGGCAGCGGTCGCAGGGGCAGGCGCAGAGGCTCACGTCGCCTGCCTCCGCATCTTCCGGCCACACTCGCCGCAGACGCAGCGGTGTTGGGTGTCCCGATAGCGCCGCGCCCACTCGCGTTTGCTGACGTTGACCTGTTCGCGGTGCGCGGCTCGCCAAGTTCGGCCCCACGCTTGGACCCGCTCCCGGTAGCCCGGCTCGTTCGCCAGTCGCCACGCCTGGCGGGCGTTGGCTCTGGCGCGCTCCGCCAGCCAGCGGTCGTACTCGCGCTGCCACAGTTCGTCGGGGCTCATCGGTCATCGCGGAGGGCGGCGATGATATCGGCGTGGGTCACGATGATTCCCACGCGGCCATCGCACCGGCGGCCATGACGAACACGACGAGGATCACGACGAGGCCCCCGTTGCCAGGGATCAGGGACAAGAGATAGCCGACGGTCAGTAAGCCCGCTAGCAGGCAGAGGGCCACAACCGACCCGATACCGGCTCGGAGAACGCGGTTCACGCCGCGTCCCAAAGCTTCAACTGGCCACGCCAGGCCGCGATGGCCCGCCGCACGCCGCGGACGCCGGCCATCTGGCTGCGGACCCGGCTGCGAAGCCGCTGCTCGTAGTCGACCAGTTCGTCCACTGATGTCGCCACCCACACGCCCCGCTGGCCAGCGACGAGCGGGAACCCAGCCCGCCGCGCTTCCTCGACGGCCTGCTCCACCTCGCGCCGGCTGCAACCAACAGCGTCCGCGATGGCGCTGATGCTGCGCGGTGTCGGGCCGAGCTGGGCGGCGAGGATCGTGACTGTCACTCGACGGCCTCTACCGCCTGCCGTTGCCAATAAGCGCGGGCCTTCGCCTTATCCGTGGGCTGGAGCCGCTTGTAACCATCAGTCCCAGCCTTCGGGGGTGGATCGAGTGCTCCAGCCTTCAGGGTCAGCGCGAACGCCTGCCACTGCGGGCTGTCCATCTCCATGACGGTCTGCCCGGTGGCGTCTACGGCCGCCTCGTCAAGGCGCAGCGCGTCCCAGCCGAGCCGGTCAGCCCACACATAGCGGGCTTGGATGTCGGCCGGAGCCGGAACGGGGGATGCGCCTCCGCCCGCTCCGGCCTCGGCGGGTGTAGTAACAGCCTTTTCAGGCTCGTCCGATCCGTCGCCGGCATCGGCACCCGCCGGATCAATAGGCATCGCTGGCAGCCCGTCGGAGGGGGCCGACCGCCGATACGGTTCAGCGCGCCGCGTCCGCTCAGGGATCGCGTGTGAGTCTGGATCGTCGCCCGTCGGGATGGCGAAGGCGACAAGGAATAACTGCTTCTTGGCGGCAGTCGTGGCCTTGCCAACCGCCTTGTCTTGTGTATCTGCACCCTGCCCGAGCGTGCGACCAATCAGGTGCTCTTCGGTGCCGCGCACGGCCCATAGAGCAAAGGCGACAGTCGCCACGGTCGTCGGCATGTCCTTTCCTTGGCGTGGGTAGGTGTCAAGCCGGAGCAGTTCCACGTCAGGGCGCAGAACGATGCCTCGCGTATCGAGTTCGGGCTTGAGGGCTTCGATTACGTCCGACTCACGGACGAATGGAAACCCACCCATCGCGGCTGGCGCGGTCCCTCGCTTCTCGATACGCGACAGAGCGGTACTCACCTCTGCCCATGACTCCGCGAGTGTCTGGTCGGTCATGCTCGTGCCCGTCGTGCCCGCATTCGCTCTCGGATGCAGGTGCGGCAATGGCGTGAGCCTGCCTTACTCGTCCAGGTGTTCGCAGCGTCATAGGCGTGACCGCGTGGGCAGTGCGTCCTCTGCCGCATGTTCCAGCCCTGAGTTCCGCGGCGGATGTTCTCTGTGACCGTGACGGGCTCAAGGTGGAACGGGTTGACGCAGCGTGGCCGTCGGCAGAGGTGATCGAGCGTCAGCCCATCGGGGATAGGACCGACGAACATCCGGTAGGCGACGCGGTGTGCGACCTCCAGCTTCCCATCGAGCCGGAAGCGGCCATACGGCTTCGGACGGTTGGTGTAGGCATCCCACAGCCAACAAGCAGCAGGGTCAAGTGACTCCCGGTGCCAATGGGACAGGAACCTAGCAACCGTGGTCGGATCGTGGATCGTCATGGCTTCACCTCCCTGACCGCCAGGGACATTCGGCGTCCGCCCTCGGTGCGCCAGCCACGGGCCTTCAGCTCGCGGTGGAGTTGGATTGCCAGCGGGTCGCCCATCGCCACGGCGGCTCCGAGTTCGGCCGTGCGAATCTCGTAGTGCTCTGGCACCAGCCGGACGAACTCGCTTCCACGTCGAACGCGGTGCTCTTGAGGCTGAGGGGACCGAGCGCCTTGAGCTTGTTCTGAATGAGGTAGGTCACCAGCTCGTCCCGCACCTTCTTGAGTGAGCGGTTGAGCCGGAGTTGCACCTGATGGATGACGCCATAGGCCGCCGCCCGGTCCTCGATGGTCAGGCTGGCATCGGTCAGCACGTCGAGCGCGGTGTCCAGGTTGGCGGGCGACGGCAGTTGGAGGGTCACGCCAATATCCCCGCAGGCGTGTGGGATTCGCACATACCGATGTGGGAGGTGGCCGGAAATAGGCAGCCCTCGTGCTGGCACATCCCGTTCTTCCGTGCCCTGGTGTAGTGCTTGATACAGAAGCCTCGGGCGGTGCCCTCCGCACGCGCATCGCCGTCGCAACCCGGAACCCGGCAGGTCATCCCAGCCGCCTCTTCTCCAACCAGCGGAATTCAGCCGACCCACGCACGTCCGGCGCCATCCACGCAATGAAGTCCGAGGCCGTGAACAGCTCCTCGTCCAGCTCGTCGAAAAGGGCGCTCATGTCGATAAGCTGCCGCACGGTGATCTCGCCTTCGACCAGCGGCGGGTTCGCTGTCTCGTGGCCGCGTGGCGTCGGCGCCCTACCTGGCACAAGCCGCCAGCCGGCGTCCCACAGCGCGGCGACCACCTTGTCGCCCAGCTCGTAGGTCGGCACGGTGGAGCGGCGGCCGTAGATGGCGCGGTCGATAACGTAGGGTGCCGACGGCAGGCGCGAAATCGTGTGGAGGTTCACGCCCCTACTCCGAGCGCCTCGCGCAGCTCGTCCATCGTCCAGTCCTGATCGAGGGTCGGGTCGCCGATGATCTCGGTGACCTGGCAGCGTTCCGCCAGCTCGTCGACCGGCAGGACCAACAGCCGGCACAGGCTGCGGATTGCCTCGTCAGGGGTCGGCGCTTCGATAGCGACGGTGACGGCGAAGATGCGGGTGTCCGCCGCCACCCAGTTCCCTTCGCCGCTGCCGTCGATAGCGACGTAGCCCTCAATCGTGTCAGACATGCCAAGCCACTTCGACGAACAGCGCCAGGTTCGCCACCGTCAGCGGTAGACGGGTGGAGCCAACGGTGAACTCCGCGGTCGTCGTGTCGTCAGGACCAAGGGCGCCGGTTTCGACAGCGAGCTGGAGGGCCAGCGTGACGAGGTTGCGAGCCGGGTCGTAGCCGGTCACTGGTTCACCAGGATGATCACGATGAACAGCAGGGCCCACATGGCGAGCGCCAGCGGGATGGCGACGAGAATGCCCTTCATCGGGGACGACCGGGATGTGCACCGGCCGCCCCCGCGTCAGCCGCTGAGGCGACTGAATGAATGGGGGTCATGCGGCGCTCATAAGCACGAGAAGGCCAAAGATGAGCGCGGCCCCGACCAGCAGCCAGCCGGCGACGTAGGCCGCGGTAGCGGCGAGGTTCACGCGGCGTCTCCGTCCCACAACGGGCGCTGCCCCGGAGAAATGAAAAGCAGCCCCTCCGCTTCACCCGCTCGACGGCGGGCAAAGGCGGAGAGGCGCAGGAGCCGCTGGTCTGCGGCGAACAGGCGGGGGAGCGGGTCGCGCTGGCGCTTCACGTCGGCGTAGGCACGGCCGATGTCCCGGCGGGCCTCGAAGGTGGTGGCCTGGACGTCCATCCAATCGTGGACCACCCGAGGTCGGCTGACACTGAAGACATCGGTGGAACGCCGATCAGGGCTAGCGATGGTCACTGGACCACCCGACGCTCAACACGGATTGCGTGCTTCCGCATCCAGGCATGGACGGTCTGGCGGCTGACGCCGAGCATCGCGGCTGCACGTTTCGGTGAGCCATCGGCTGCAATCAGCGCCGCCCGGATCTTCTCAGCAGAGAGATTGCTCGGCTGCATTGGGTTACCACGGTAACGCCCCGCGCAACCCATGTCAAGCACTATTTCAGGGTGGAATGCTCCACTGGCGACTTACCGGGGTAAAGTGGCGGCGTGACCGATGCCGACCGGATGGTCGACCTGCTCCGCTACGCCAACTACGCACGGGTCGCCGAAGCCCTTGGGGTGAGCCGAGCAGCCGCCTCGCGGTGGGCAAAGGGCAAAGATGTCACGCCCCACCGTCTGCGCCAGGTTGAGGCGCTCCTACGCCCCGCCGGCCCGGACGAGCTGCCGCAATGGGTGAAGCGATTGCTCGAGGGGATGTTTGCCCTGGAGCAGCGGGCAGGGATTACCGAGCGTGAACTAGCAGCGGCTCAGGCTCAGGTGGCAGCGTTCCGCGCCGCAACTCAATCAGAACAGCCTGAGCCACGAGATGGCGCCGGTCGAGAGGTGGTAGCCGCATCAGCGGTCCACCCATCCACTCGGCTTCGCGCTCGGCGCGGTCGATAATGACGCCGATGATTGCTGGATCCATGAGGCGGGCGCTCCTCCCTGACGGGCACAGCGGGGCGATGGTGCGCCCGTGCACCCCGCTATGCCTAGTCTTCCGCTTCAGATTCCGGTGCGCGCGATCACCGCAGATAGCAAGAAAAGCCCCGCCGAAGCGGGGCGGAGAGGGGTTATGCGATTCGTCCTGGTGGCCCTGCTACTGGCGGGCTGCGCGCCCCCAGCGCCTCTGATCGTGTCGAATGAGCCCCTGCCATCGCGCGCGGCCGCGGCGTCCGTAGCGGCCACGCCATCGCCTCCGGAGGCGACACCCACGGCGGCGGCCACACCCACTGCGGGCCTCACCTTCACCGGCTCTGGCCAGCAGAGTACGGAGGTCTTCGAGCTCGCGGCGGGGGACTACCTGGTGACGTGGGAGATGACCGGCGGCCGCGATGGGTGCTTCTATTCGGTCGACCTAGTGCCGATCGGACACGAGGAGTTCGTCCTGATCTATATGGCCGGCGCTTCACCCGACAGCGGGTCGGATACCACGCGGCTCGACGGCGGCCGCTATGCCCTCGACGTCTACAGCTGCGGCGACTGGACCGTCACCATCAGCCCGCGTTGACCAGTCCGATGATTGGCAGGTTGGGCCGGGTCACCAGCTCACGCTTCTTCGTCCGACCCTCGTCGTCCAGCAGCAGCGGCCGGTCCGGTCCGCCGACAAGATCCCGTAGGTCAGTCGCCTTCTCACCGGCTTCCTTCGATTCCTTGACCCGCTTGGCGATAGCCGCCTCGATCTTCGCCCGCTCCCGGCGATGGCCGCTGGCCTTGTGAACGAGCGCGCTGATGCGTCCGTTGGAGCGCTCGACGGTGAAGTCGTGGGCGCGGCTGCCCAGCCATTCGGGCCAGGTGCCGGAGCCGGCGGCGTTCTCGACGTTCCACACGTCAGTCAGCTCGCCCTGCGTTTCCTGGGTGGCGAAGTCCACGAGGCCGACGACCTGCCCCGCCTCGTTGCGGGACACCATGTGGTCGAGGGTGGCGATGACGGATCCAGCAGCGTCATAGGCGACGAGCATGGAAAGGGATAACGTCATCCTCCAACCTCCAAGAAGGTGTAGAAGCGAGCATGAGCGCTGCTATTACCCCCGGTGACATTTTTTATCCACAAGCTCAACTGAATGTAACCAGGCGAAGCATCCAGCTCCACTAAGACACGCTCCCATGATCGAAAGGCTATGAACTGAGTGGTTGGGCTGGCTCCTGACGATGGAGCTGCCCACAAGTCCAGACGATTTAGGGCTGTACTGCCAATAATGCGCGGATTGGTTACGGCAGAGTCCGTTCCGCCGAATGAGGTGTGCGCTGGGATTTCCGTTTGTATTCCCAATCCGGTCAGTGTGATGCTCTCAACAGCCCCATCAGAACCTGTGGCCTGCGTTCCGCTTAGAGTTCCAGTGGCTGTAATCTTGAAGACGTTACTGGTGCCGTCGATGATCGCCGTCCCATCCGGCCCGGAGACGTAGAGGCCGAATTGATCGGTCCCGCCGGTGATCGCGTCCAGGCGGCCCATGTGTACGCGGGTCGTCATCAGAGCACCAACCCCAACGCCAAGGATGCCGCCGAAGAAGCGGGCGAGGAAGGTCCGGCGGTCCACATCACAACCCGTCCGTCACGGTGACGCCATCGCTGGTGATGTAGACATTCGACTGGCCACCGAGGTTGCCGTACACGAGCTGGCCTGAGCCGAGCGTTTCGCTTCGAGCTCCGAGGCCACCCGCCTGGCGCCCGCCGAACTCGACAACGTAGATGCGACGGAAGCCAGTCCTGGTCGCCTCGAACGTCATCGTCACGCTCCGAATCGGGAAGCTGACGGCGCTGAGGCCGATGTCAGCCTCGGTAACGGTGAGATTCTGGGACGACCGCCAGCCATCGTATGGGCTGCTGGCGGTGAACATGCCGCGTGGGATGGAACTCGACGCATCGGCCAGAAACATCTGAGCAAGGGCCAGTGCCATTGCCGCTGTCTCACAATCAGCGGCCTGTATGACGGTCTCTCGGATGAGCCCACCGACAGTGGCGATGGCCGCATCGTCTTGGAACCAGCCCGATCCGTCAGGGTTCGCGCCCTGGACGTAGACCCGATTGAAGTAGGTGTTGGAGTCGTAGTCGATCGACAGGTCCTCGGGGGCGATCTGGCCGCCGCCCGGGGTCCCGAAGATCACGCTGTACGGCGCCGGGTTGCTCTCGCTGGTATAGACGTGCAGACGCCCCACCGAGTCAACGTGATAGCTGGCCGTCGAACTCGCCTGGGCGATCGTCATCTCGATCGCTTCCCGGAGCATCACGCCGGCGAAGGTCTGGGCGGGCAGGGTCCCGCCGATCGACGAGACGAAACTGAGATCGTTATCGAGGAAGTTCGGGCGGTAGAAGAACCACAGGGCCGTAATCCGGGCCAGCATCGTTTCGGCTGGCCGCACTTCCAACACAATGAACTTGTCGTCCAGCAGGCCGCCGATGTCATCCGCGATGATTTCGACGCTGGCTTCCAGTCCGGTAATGGGACGCCGTGACCGAATGAAGGCGCGATGCGTTTCGGTGTTGAGCGCATGATCGACGATCTTCACGACCGCCTGGTCTTTGACGGTCGGCAGCGCCGAAAGCGGTTGCTGAATAGTGAGGCTTATGAGGCTGCGGCCGGTGGTCCCATTATCAGTGGCAACGACGCTCTCCAACGGGATGTCCCCCGTGAGATCGGCAGCCGCGGCGGAGGTGCCAATCAAGACGCTCAGGGGGCGAGCCGGATCGAGTCCTTCGTACTGAAAGTCGGTGTCCTCGTATGTATCGCCGGCGTTGTTGTAAGTGGCGACCATCAGCCGACCATCCGGTGGGTGAACATTGGCAGCACAAAGAGGGTTCCCGGTGTGCCCGTCTTGGTAGATATCACTTCCAGCTCGAAGTTCGTGGTCCCGACCAGTGCGGTAATAGACACCTGGCCCGAGTTGCGCCAGACATCTGATGCCCCGGAGTCAATATTGATGGTGGCTATGGTTGTCGCTGCTGGAAGCTTTCGGAGGGTGCAGACCCACTTGTGCGATGCACCCAGGGCCGTACCTCCGACCACGAAAAATGCCGCCTGAAAGTTCTCCATCCACAGATCAAACACACCAGCATGAGGCACCATGACGCGGTTACCGGTCCCGGTGGCGTTGAACGGCATAACCCCATCGCTGACACCTATCGGAGTCTCGTACAGATACGTCGTCAGCCAGCGGGTGCCGTTGTATTTGTAGTCCAGGTTCCGCGTGGTGTGGTGGAAGAACTGCCCCGACGACGGGGTGCCGGGGAACCCTGACCCCGACAGGCCCACCCGCTGCTCGATCGCTTCCAGAACGTCGTTGGCGTCGGTGTGCTGACCGGAGTGCGACGGGGATGTGAGCAGGCTGCCGGCGGTGGGATTGGTCAGTGCGTCATAGGACCCAGGGAAACTGGCAGCCATCGGTGTCTCCTAGCGAGGGACGCGGCTGAGACCGGGCCGCTGGTAATACAAGACGCGATCAACGACCTTGGCGATCTCACGCGCCTGCTGCAGGGTCGGAGGCCAGATGCTGTTGAAGTTGACTGTGAGCCCCCCACCCCCATTCGGAATCACCGTCCCCGGCCCGCCCGGCACGAACACCTCCGGGCCCTTCTCGCCGACGAGGATCGGGTGCGTGCCGCTGGTGAAGCCGCCGTGCTGGAATGTGTAGCGACCACCACCCGAGGGCTGGTAGGTCGGGGCGGTATAGGTGGTGGGCGGCGTGTACGTCGGAGTTGGTGCAGGCGGTGTGTAGGTCTTGCTCTTCGTCGTGCTGAAGAAGGCAGCGGCGGCAGATGACGCGGCATTGATCGCATCCACGACAGCCGCAATGGCATCCGCGATGACGATGAGTGTTCCGAACAGAACCTCCAGGGCGAGCCCGATGGCCTTCACCGCGATCGCCAGCGGGCCGCTGCCGCCACCCCACAGCTTGCCCGCCAAGTCGCCGACCGCCGGGATCAGGCCGCGATGACCTTCCCCGCCAAAGAGGGCGTTCACCAGCCGCCCGAAGGCGGGGAGCAGTTTCTGGGCGATCGGTGTCACCACGGCGAGCACCGATGGCGCGACATCGTTGACCAGGGTTGTCCACAGGGCAGTCAGCTTCGGGATGAGCCAGTCGGCGATCTGGCCGGCTACCTCCCGGACTGATTCGAGGATGCCACCGGGGCCGATGAAGGCAGTCACCACATCAGCGATGACAGGCCCAGCCGTTATCCACAGATCCTGAAGGTCTTGCCAGGTCCGGTTGATGTAGCCGATCGCATCACTGACGATCTGGCCCAACGGGCCCCACTCAGCGAGCTTGTCCTGAAGCGTATCGGACTGTTCGCCGGTGTCCGCCATATGACCACCAAGGACGGTGAGCGGCTCGTCGGTGGCGAAGAGCGCCTGGACGAACTCGGTCAACTCCATGACGAGCGGAGTGATCTTCGGAATTAGTTCGGTGCCGATCGTGATCGCCACGGCGCTGATGTTGTTCTTGAGGATCTGGAACTGGTAGGACAGCCCCTTCTTCTGAATCGACAGCGCGTCGTCGGTCGCGCCGGCGGCATCGAGCATCAGGGCCAGTTCGGCGTTGAACTCGGCGCCGCCGTCGCGGGCCAGAAGGAACACGGCCTTGATCGCGCGGGCGTCCCCGGCGAGAGTCGCCAGCGCCTCTTCGTTGTCACCCGCCGCAGCAGTCAGGTCGCCGAGGAAGCCAGCGAGGCCCTTGGCCTGCAGGGCCGCGATGTTCCACTCGATCCCGAGGTCTTCGGCGACGTCCAACGCTTCCTGCGAGGGGCTGAGGATCGACCGCATGAACGACGACAGGGACGTGGCCGCCTCAGCCGCGTTGATGCCGTTGACGGTCAGCACCGCCATCGCGGCGCCGACTTCCTCAAGCGAGACGCCGACCAGCGGAGCGATGGCGGTGACATCGCCGATCTGCCGGGCGAGCTCGCTAAAGGTCACGACGCCGCGCTCGACAGTCTTGAACAGGACGTCGCTGACGTACTCGGCCCGGTCGGCACCGAGGCCATAAGCGTTCAGGACCGCCGTGATGCCCTTCGCCGCCTCGTCGGTAGTCGAGAGGCCGGCACTGGCGGCCTTCGCGGCAGCTTCCAGAACCTTCAGCCCTTCCGCGCCGGCGAAGCCCGACGACGCGATGTTGTAGAGGCCGGTGGCCAGCTCCTCAGCTGACTGGGGAAGGTCGCGGCTGAGGTCCAACACCGCCTGCCGCATGTGCTCGAACTCAGCGGGCGTGGCCTTGGCGATGGTGTTGACATTCAGCATCGCCTTCTCAAAGGCGGCGGCCTTGACGATCGCGGCCGTGAATCCAGCGGCCAACGCGAGCACGCCACCGACCGCAGCCGCAGCCGCAGCCTTGGCTACGGAGGCGATTCCCGACGCCACGCCGCCCAGGGTCTTCCCGCCGAGCGACTTGGCTTTCTGCTCCAGGTCGTGGAGGGCGCGGCCGACCTTGCCGATCGGTCCGGACGCGGCGTCCTTGGCCTTGAGGATGAAGTTGGTCTGACGTTCAGCCACGTTTGCTCCTGGCACCGGACCGCTTCGCCTGGGTGACCTTCACCGCGGCCTCGAGGTTCATGAACGCGAAGCCACGCAGGAGCCAGGTGGGATCCTTCTCGGCGGCGTCCTCGATCACCCAGGGCGGCACGCCCCAGCGTTGGGCGAGCTTGTCGAGCGCGTAGGTGATCGGGACGGCGGCCTTCCCCCCCCCGAGGGCGAGTTGGGCGAGAGCTAAGCTGAGCTCTCGCCGTTCGCGTTTGGGAGGGCCTTCTCTCGCATCGCGTTGCCCCAGGACTCGAGGAGGGCGGTGAGCTGGTCGTAATCGAGATCGAGCGGGTCATCGAGTCCGAGATCCTCAGCCGGGTAGAGGATGGCGCCGCCAGTCATCTCCAGCACGTCGCCTTCCTGCATCTCACCGCGCTGGAGGGCGATGATCTGGCGCCCGCTCATGGCGCGCATGCGGACCGTCACGCCCTCGAAGGGCACGAGGTACTCCCGGCGCTTGGGCGGCTTTGGTTTGGTTCTGGCCATGTGTACCTCCTGCTGAAGGCCCGGCGGGAGGTACCTCGCCGGGCCATGATTAGAAGTCCCGCTCGAGCTCCTGTTCAACCGCTGCTTCGGCAGCTGCTTGTGTCGCGGCGATGCCGCGATTGACGAAGCGGTTAGGCCTGACGTGGCCCCCGCCACGGGTCCGGTGCCCGCCCTGAACCAAGCCGGCATGGGGCGCCCAATCCTGACGGCGGAGCCCCTGGGCGGTCTTCAGCACGATCCGCGCCCCGCGCTTGCGGCGGACGCCGGCGACAGCCGCTGGACCGAGGCCGGGCCGGTTCCGCAGCATGCGGGAGCGCACGGCTCGCCGGATATTCCCGGTCGGGCCGATGGGCGCGGCGACTCGGATCCCCCGCGCCAGGACCGCAGCGCCCTTGCCGAGGGCCTTCCGCATCCGCTTGTCGACTTCCGATGCCGACCAGCCGTTGAGGAACTTCTCGATCGCGTCGAAGCCCTCGACCCTGACGTCGATATCGAAACCGGCCACGGCTCAGGTGATCGCAGCGTCAGCGTTGACGACGACGAACGAGAAGTCCGCGGTGGCGGTGGCGTTGTAGAGCGGGACGTAGGTCAGGCGCGCCACGCCCAACCCATCCACCTCAGCCTTCTCGTAGGTGTCCAGGACGCCGTAGACGTCGAGCGTGATGCTGTAGAACGAGCCGCCCAGCACCGGGCCGACCGTCCGGATCCGGATCTTGCGCTCGGCCTTGCTGATAAAGATGTCCAGCTCGTTGTCGTTGGCGTAGTACCGAGTCAGGTCCAGGCTGAACTGGCGCGGCTGAGGCCGCTTCAGGTCCTTGGCGACGCCGGTGTTGTCCAGCGTGTCGAGATACACGAAGCCGTTGTTCATGGTGAACGAGGCGTCAATCACCTGGGGATCGAGGGTGGTGCCGATGGTGGTCGGGTCGACCCAGATCTGGGTCGCGGTACCCAGGGCGCTGATGGTGACTACATCGGACAGGGCGCCGGTGAAGGCGCTGATCTGGGTGGCACCCTTGGCGCTCATCAGTCGGCTGTTGAACTTGACCGTATCGTTCTTGACCCACGTCACGGTCAACTCGTCGCCGAGCACGTAGGGGACCGACCAGGCCGGCTGGGTTGCCCCGATGCCATCGGCGTAGCCGTACTCGATCAGGGCCGATTTGATGTCATCGGTGCTAGCCGTTGGGACGAACGTCCAGCTCTTATCGGCGCCGGCGCCGGTGCCCGCGGCCACCGCCTTGAGATGAAGGTTCAGCCACCAGATGGCCTGGTTATAGGTCCAGTCCCCGCTGAACTCGAAGCCGTTGCGCTCGACCCCCGCGTAGGCGCGGAAGTTCGGGAAGTAGCTGTTGCGCAGCTCACGCGGCAGGATCGTGCTGATCTCCTGGTTGTGGGTGCCTTCCTCGAAGTAGAGGATCCGAGTCGGGGTGCCGGCGCTGCCACGGGTGGTCTCCAGGATGGCGCGGGCCGAGAGAAGGGTCTTCACGCTCATGGCTGACAGCTACTCCTTGTCTTCGGCCTCAGCGGCCGGCTCTGTGGGCTGGGTGAACGAGAAGGCCCCCGAGGCGACCATCGCCTCGGCTTCATCAGAACTGACTTCCTGGGGAATGGCGGCCACGCCGAGCAGGAAGTGGCCATCTACCGGGAATACGGTGACGGTGTCCTTTGACTTGCTCATGCGGCTGCTCCTGTCACGACTTCATGGGTCTGGACGTAGACGGTGATCCGCAGTCCGTCGTAGGCGATGTCCGCCCAGTCGGGCTGCGTGGTCTCGATGCGCCGGATCTCAGCCATGTCGACGTAGGCCAGGCCGAGCTGGATCTGGCCGACGACCTGGTTGAGCACGGACTTCTGCCACTTGGCCAGGCGGCGCTTGCGCCAGGCGTAGTCACCCTCCTGGGCGAACAGGGCCCAGACCGTCCACAGCTGTTGGCTGTATCGGATCTTGGACGGCCCCCACTGGAGGTCCTCGTCGGGTGGCAGGTCGACCACGATCAACGGGGTGAGTCCGATGCTGTTCGGCGGGTCATCAGTGGCAGTCGCGGGACGCTCATCGGCCGGCGTGGTCATGCCCGTGAAGCGCGTCTCCAAGGCGGCGGCGATGGCTTCGTAGTCCATCGGTCACGCCGCCTGCAGCTGGCGATACCAGTTGAGCTTCTCCATCTCCTCGGGGCTCGTCCAGCGCAGAAGACGAGACGCGAACTCCTCGGTGGCGATCGCGTAGGTGCCCGAGCCACGCCCCTGCCAGCGCCGGACTGAGGCGTTAGCAGCGATGCCCTGAATGTCCGCAGGCACAGATACCCAGCCGAAAGCGCCGGTGATCTCCGCACCGTAGCTGGCGTCATAGAAGCGAGAGCTCGCGTTCCGCCGACAGATGATCCGTGTCGGCGGCCAGCCATAATCGCGCTCAAACTCTGGTGGATCGAGGTAGTAATCGGTTGCCGTGGCCGTCGTGTATGTGCCGCCCGACGTCGGCTGATCGTCAACGGCAATGCCGAGGGTGGTAATGGACCGAATGCCTTTCGGCACTCGAAGGACGTACCCAGCTCGGGTATGGATGCGGTACGTCTTCGTCCCGCTGAGTGGATCGGGGACGAATTGACGCCCGGTGTGACCGAGGATGTCGGTGCTGACCTGGCGGATGTGTTCGAGAATGTCCTCATCCGCCAAGGCGGTCGCCAATGCACCGCCGCCGATGCGCTGCTTGACGTCATACAAGCTACACAGCAACCCGCCCTCTTCGGGGCCTGGTTGCTGCTCGGTGCTGTACGAACGGTTGGTGCTGGAGGGGAAGGTGTTGGCCGCGTTCGAGACGTACCAGCGGTACCAGTCAGCTAGGTCGCCGCCCACATCGTAGAAGGTGTAGGACCGGGTGGCAGCCAGGATTGTGGCCGAGCCGATGTTGGCGTAACCGGCCCCGCCGCCGGTATCGCTGCGCTCGATCTGAATCCGGTTGATCGGACCCTCGGCCGCCGGCCAAGCCAGCAGCTCGTCTGGGTTTTCGATCGTCGGCTTCACGATGGGCATATCAGTCCTCGCTCACAGAACCGCCCGGGATGGGCAGGTCGACGGTGCCACCGGGCTGACTGACCGTCGTCACCGAACCACCGGGCTTGCCGCCGACGGCGCCAATACCTGTAACGCTGACGATCGCAGCCCACGCATCTGACTGCACCACCGCCTCGATGAGGGAACGGACCAAGGTAACGGTTCGGACCCATGCATCAGATTGGGTGACGGTTTCGATCAGGGTTCGAACGAGGGTGACGCTCCGCACCCAGACATCCGATTGGCTGACAGCCTCAGCCGTGGATCGCAGGAAGGTGCCCTGCCGGAGCCAGGCATCGGACTGGTTCACCGCTTCAGTCCACGTCCGCACAATGAGCTTGAGCGCGACCCAAGCGTCGCTCTGGGCGACTGCCTCAGTCAGGGTCCGAATGAATGTTCCCGTTCGCGTCCACGCATCGGCGCTCGTTACGGCATCGGTGAAGGAGCGGGCGAGGGTCACGCTGCGAGTCCAGACATCGCCTTGGCTCACAGCCTCGGTCAACGTGCGGAGGAACGTCCCGCTCCGCGTCCATGCGTCCGAACTCATCACCGCCTCAGTGAACGTCCGGGCGATGATCTTGGAGGCGACCCAGGCATCGGATGAGGTGACTGCTTCGGTGAGTGTTCGGATGAACGTTCCGACCCGAATCCAGACATCGGAGCTGGTGACCGATTCAGTCAGCGTGCGGTTGAAGGTTCCTGCCCGCGTCCAGGCGTCGGCCTGAGTGGCGGCCTCGGTCCAGGTCCGCGCGAACGTCGCCACTCGCGTCCAGGCATCCGAACTTGTGACACTCTCGGTCATGGTCCGCAGGAAGGTGCCGGTCCGGGTCCAGGCGTCGGCTTGGGCTACCGCTTCGGTGAGTGTCCGTGAGCCGGTGAACACCCGCGCCCACGCATCGGCGGACGTGACCGCCTCGGTCAGCGTCCGCTCGATGGGTGCCGGCGCTGATGGCGGTGCGGCTTTCGGAAGACGCTGCTGGGGTTGGGGGGGTCGTCGGAACAGGCCGGGCATGGCCGGCCTCTAGTTGATCTCTTGGTAGGTCAGACCGGCCGTCCAGCCGGTCAGTGTGGTCGGGGTGCCCACCATCTTGACGATGATGGCAATGTCCGGCCCGACGATCAGGCGCTCCTCCGGGGTCGGCACCCACAACCAGCCGTTCAGGTTGTTGAAGCCTTCCTCGATCGTGACAGTGACGGCACCCGCTCCCTCGGCCGAGGCGTCGGTGCCTGCCGTCGCCGCGGCACCCGCCGTCCCGCCCGCGATGCCCGACGCAGCGCCGCCGGTCTGATGCGGAGCGGGTGTGGTGGAGGTGTACGTCCCGAACGCCGTCACCTTCTGGCCGAGGATGATTCCCAACTGCTCGGAGGTTTCGGTCCCGATCTGGCTGCACCACGCCCGGTGAATCTCCAAGATCGAGGCACGGGTGCCCACCGCGGCAGCGGCGTGGACGATAACCAGCGTCGCGTCGGCCACGATGGTCTGATTTGCCATCACAACGCTGTAGACATGTCCAGCCATCGGGTCTCCTCAGTGAGCCAGGATTTGCGGGTAGGGCGAGAAGCGCGGGACGCGCTCAGCAGCGGCAGCAGCTTCACGGACCGCGAGATGCACCGCTGCCCGGTCATCAGAGGTGCCAGACGCGAACCCGACCAGTCGGCTGCCCTGGCCGGTGTTCGCCTCGCGGACGACGGCTGCCGTCTGTTGGCCGGTATCGAAGCTCAAAAGGGCGGAGGTATTGATACCAGGCCCCGGCACGGAGGCCAAGCCCGAGAAAGTGCCCGCATATCGCTCGCTATCCGTTCCGGGCGAGCCGTCGTCTACGCTCTGCTCGGCGAGCGTGCCATCGCCCTGAAGAAGAACTATTCCGGCGGTATAGACCTCCGTATCTCCTAGGGCCTGGAGGAGAGTGCAAGTGGCATACAACTCGTCGGTGTTGTTTGTGCGGTTGACCACAACGGCCTGACTGCTGCCGGTCGGGAATCCTGAGCCGATGAAATACGCCCCGCACCAACCCGGCTCGCCAGCGGAATCGATCGCCTCACCACCGGCAACCAGCGGGACAGACGTAGCGCCGTAGGTAACCGAAGAAACGATGTTCGCCCCCGAAACCAGATTGAAGACAAATATCAGCACGCCCTCATGAGGTGGCGCACCAACAGGGCCGGTCCAAGTGAATGAGGCTTCACTGATCGAACCGATCGCGCCGGTATGCGATTCAGTGGACCCCGCATGACTGACGGCCATCAGGCCACCGACCGGATCAGGATGACGCGCTGCTTGGTGCGCTCGAGGCTGTAGACCTTCGTGATGGTCGCCACATCCCCGTCCCTCGCGATGACCCAGCCCTTCTCAGCAGCGTGCGATTCGATCTTCCAATCCAGCCAGGCCCGGGCCTCGACCTCGGTCCCGTCGAACGGCGGGTACGAGACGATCGTCTCGATGCCGTCTTGAGTGACGACGCGCTCCCAACTCGCCATCTAGGGGCACCACGACGTTGCCGTGTAGTGTGTCGAACCGAAGCGCAGCGAGGTCTCGGCGGAGCGCTCTCCGATGTAGGTGATCGTGAAGGTGACCCACGCACCCGGCGCGGGATGACAGGACTGCCACAGCTCATAGGGCCGGTCGCCAACCTCGGCGGCATACAGCGGGTAGTCGGGATCGTCGGGCAGGCTGGACCCCTCGAAGCTGATGGCGTAGTGCGCGTTCTTCCCTTTCACCGACAGGAAGAACATCGTGTTGCCGTCGTCGATCCACATGACCTTGCCGTCGGATTCGCGGACGTAGTAGTCGCCCGCGTCCTGACCGTCGCAGAAGCGCAGTGAGGCGGTGAATGTCTCGCCGGGCTGCATCCAGCCCAGGTACCACCACTCCTCGAAGTCGTCCTCGTCGTAGCAGTAGGTCAGGCCATAGGGCGGGGGATACCCCATGCCGCCGGTGTGCTTGTTGAGATGCAGCGGATCGCGGTTCGGGTTGGCGGCCAGCACCGGGGTAATCAAAAGGCCCGCCGTGAGGGCGAGCCCGATGGCTGCGGCGAGGGGACGTTTCACCCCATCTCATCCTGGGCGGCAGCACGGGTCATGTCCAAGCCTCTGATGAGTGTGCGATGACGATCACCACAGGTCGGACAGGGCTTTCGCCACCGCTCACGCAGCGGCCGGCCGCACCGGGAGCACTGCGACTCCTGCGGCTTGGGTAGGACCAACCGGAGCAAGTTCACTCCTTGTGGGCGTCGCGGTATGCCTTGGCGCGTTCGTACTCCTCTGCCGTCAGCGTCTTTCCCTGAACGAGCTTGTCGAACAGATCCTGCTCGTCCTTGGCGCGCGCCTGACGCTCGGCGGCGGCAACCTCGGCAGCGGCCATCGCCTTTGCCTGGACGGTAGCTGTCGACACGGCTGCGAACTTGGCGCTGGCCACCTTGGCCTCAAGCGCTGGACGCTTCGGATCCTTGGCAGGGAGGCTGGCCAGTTCCCGCTCGTAGAGCGCGGCGAGGTCAGCGTCGTTCAGGAACTCGCCCGGATCTCGCCCCTTCGGGAGATCGGCCAGCATCATCGTGTCCTTGGTCAGGTTCGGCATGTGAGGCTCCTGTTAGCCGGTGTTGTGCTTATCGAGGTAATCCGCCGCCGCTCGAAGCAGAGCTGGGTCTTCCAGAGCAAAGGCCAGGATGACGTTGCACTGGTTGCAAAGCAGTGACCTCTCGCATAGTTCGTCAGCCCGTGGTAGTTATTGTGGCTGTGACGCTCAAAGTGTCGCCTGAAATCACGTTTGCATCTGCATTGAGTACTGCGACCAGAGGCATTACGCCGGCGGCCGTTGGGTTGGATGCTGTGAAGAGAGCGCCCTTGTGGATGGCAGGAAACGACGCGGTTATGCTGAATGACTTTGCTTGAGTGTAGGTGCTTGTCCCGCCGGTGTGAGCGTAGGTGGCCAGAGCCCGACCGGCTCCGCCAGTCGTGAGCTCGCCGGTCAGCAGCGTGTCGGTGGCCGCCGCCGCCGCCGCATTCTCGGTCAGCGCCATGTGACGCGGCTTGATCGTTGGGTAGATGCTGTAGTTGGCGGTCGCGGCCGGTGTCGTGCCAGCCGAGTCATCGGCATTGCGCCAGGCATCGATGGTCAGCACGGTTGCGGTGTTGGAGCCGATGTTGCCGAAGACCGGGGTGTTGGTCGTCTCCTCGGCGATCACCGTCCAGCCCTTGAACTGGTCCGTTGTCCAGGCTTCGCCGGTGTCGGTCAGAGAGGTGGCGGTGGCGCCGGTCGCCACGTTGGCGCCGTTGTTCACGCCAGCGGCACCCCAGCCCGCGTCCCACAGGTCGCGGCCGGTGTTGGTCAGCAGGTTGTGGCTCACGCCCAGATCGTCAACCGTCCCATCGGGGTGGATGACCAGCGCGTGCCATTCGTTAGGACCGAGCCGAACCAGCTCGGACAACTGGTGGCCACGAACGAGATGCAAGCGAGCTCCATCCGCGAGTGGCGTGGCGTGCATCTGCGGCCGGATTCTCGCTAGGTGGAGCAGGTTCATCGGGGTCTCCTTAGTAGGGCTGGGCGCTGATGGTGATGTCGGAGGCGGCCACGAGGGTCACCGATTCGGTCGTGCAGTTGGGACACGTCCAGTGGCGGGTGGGCTGAATGAGGACGGTCACAGCGCGATCGTCGACGGCAGCGTGCCGCTATGAATGACGGTGATGTCGTTGGTGCTGGTAGTGGCCACCTTGAGGAAGCCGGCGCTACACATAAGCCGTGGCCGTCAGGGTCACGTTGGTATTGGCCGAGTAGACGAGCTTCAGGTACCGCCAGAAGACCAACTCCTGAAGCAGGTAGGTGGTCGTCACTGCAGTCGTGATCGTGATCGCGGTCAGGACAAACGTCCGCGGCGTGGCCACCAGCGAGTAGGGGATGTTGAACCAGTTTGTGTCATCGACCGACCCCCGGATATTGACCGTGACCGTCGGGGTAGCACCGATGGCTGACGTTACGACGACCGCTCCGCCGCCCGTGCGATTGCCACGGTAGGCGGTGTTCGTGGTATCCACATTGCCGGTTTGGGCGGTGCCGAGCGTGACCGCTTCACCCGGATTACTTTGGATGGTGGCCATGGGCGGCTCCTAGTGGGGTGGAGCCCCGGCCAGGGAGGGCCAGCCGGGGCTCTGAGGATTTACTTGGTCTTCGGCTTGCGGGCCGACTTGTCAGCAGGCTTCTTCGCTTCCTTGACCAGTTCAGGCTCAGGAGCGGGATTGGCCGAGACGAGGATCTCCGGTTCAGGGATCACCTCGCCCGGCTCCTTGGCCAGAAGCCCGAGTCGCTTGGCGTCCTTCGGCTGGATGCCGTAGGCCGCCTCTGGCGAACCGGCCAGCACGAGGGCCGACCAGTCCGCATTGACGAACAGGGGTTCGGTCACAGTTCCTCCTACGCCTTGGTGGCAGCAGCGAAGCTGGTCGGGTCGGTGTAGATCACTTGCATGTAGGTGCGACCGGCGCTGCCGGCAGCTCCCACGGTGATGACGATGCCCGAGATGACTCGCGCCGTGGCAGAGAAGGCCGTTTCGAGCTCGCCAGTGGCGGCGACGTAGTACGCGCCTTCCTGGCCACCAGCGGACTGGAACCGGATCTGCTCACCCACCACCAGATCGGTGGCCTTGAGGTCGATCTGGGTATACCAGCCGTCCGGGTCGGCGACATCGCCCACATCCATGAGGGCTGTGGTAGTCGCCGTCCAGACGGCCGTAGACCAGACCTTGATGTCGTGGATCAGTGAGTTGCCCGGGACCGTGACGGAGCCGGTATAAGTACCGGCTCCGGTGGTCTCGGTGAACAACACCGTCTCGTACAGGAGTTGGCCGGGCTGCGAAACAACCCCGCCGGAGATGACAGGCATGCCTGTCTCCTTTCTCGGCTAGGCCGTTTACAGGCCGGTGATCGTCGCGAACGCGCTGGGCCGATAGTCAGCCACCGCGAAGCGCCGATACAGCAGAAGCGCGACCTTGCGCTCGGTGAAGAAGGTCGAATGCTCGGTGGAGATTTCGACCACCAGGCCTTCGCGCTCGCGGATCTCAGCGAAGGTGCGGAACGCACCAACACCCGCAGTGCCGGCGGCACCGATGCCGGTCGTCTTTCGCACCGGCAAACCCCATAGATTCAGCGGTGCCGAATCGGCGGGATTGCCGAGAATGTAGACGCCATCGGTCGTCCGGGTCAGCCTCAGATTCTGCCAGTCGGTCGGGTGGATTGTGACGGCATCGACGATCGCATCGCCGGTGACCTCCACCTTGGTGATGGCCTTGTGGATGGCGTCGAAGGCCGGGTCGGCACCCTTGGCCTGAGTCTGAAAGCCGGTCCGAATGAACACGCCGGTCGGGATCGGGGTTACACCGCTGCCGGCCAGCATTGTGTTCTCGGACTTCTTCTGAAGCCGAAGCGCCAGCATGCCCTCAACCGTGGACTGGAGTCCAGGATTGTCGGCCACCGACTCGTGAGTCATCGGAATCCAGGTCGAGACGGTCTCAACCGGATCGGTCGTCAGCGTCCAGGCGAACGCCGAATCGGTGGGGGCAACTCCTTCCGCCACAGCGGCCGCGTTGTCGGTGTCGGTCGTCTGGATGAAGTAGTCCACCGACTTCGAGTCGGTGACGCCATGCATGAACAGGTCTTCCACGCTCCCGTAGTAGAGCGCCGATGGGAAGGTTCCCAGTCGGTCCGCCTGCGGGGCATGGACAGTGGTGTCGAGCAGAGTCTTCAGGCTCATGTTCAGGTCGAAGCTGACCGAGCCGCGGCCACCCTTGGCAATCGCGTCAAGAGCAGACGCATTCTTCTCAAACGCCGACTTGAACGCAGCATTGAGCTGCGCCTTGGTCGAGATGCCGGCGGGCACGTCCTTAGTCTCGGGGTCGTCGGCATCCTTGACGAGCCGGCCCTGGGGACCGAGCTTCGCCTCATTCTCGGCGGCTGACTTCTCGACCTTCAGAGCGGTCTCGTACTCGGCCTGGAGCTTGGTCAGCTCTTCGTTCCGAGTGTTGAACTCGACCACCTGATCGGTCGGCATGTCGTAGCCGCCGTCCTTCTTGTATTGGGCCAGCCAGACGCCGTGCTCCTGACGCTTGTCAGTCAGCTTCTGGCCGATTTCGGCAGAGGTAGCCATTGGGGTACTCCACTAGAAAGGCCCCGCGCTGCGGAGCCGGATGGGGATGGACGGGAGGGGGCGTCTACACGGAGACGCCATTGACTCGGGCCAACCCGAGCATGACTTCCAGGGTCACGGGATCGACACGCTTGAGGGGCGGGTCGTCCGCTTCGATCATGTTCAGGAGCTTGACGAGGTACTCGCCGACAGATTCGGCGTTGTCCTCGAGGAACGCCCGATCGGCCCGCGAGAGCTTGCGACTCTCACTGGCACGAGCGACCGCATGGCTCTCGAACCGATCCAGAACTGCCGTCTCCGCCTCGGAGTACCAAGAGAGGAGATCGGCCATCGGCGCATCGGATCCCGGCACGCCGCTCTTGATTGCCATGGTGTGGGTGCCAATACCGGCACCTTTGAGAACAGGGGAGACCTCAAGCACGTCGACCTTACGGAGCTCACGCACCCGCTTACCGTCGAACATGCCAGGACCCCCATCTAGGATGGCGTAGCCATAGCTCCATTCCTGGAGATCAGCCATCGCCTTCGTAGTGTGGTAGGCGTTTCGCCCTTGGTCGGTCTCCATGAAGAACGAGCCATCGAAGATGCCCAGGTCACCCGTCTCGCGAATGGTCCCCTTGCCTGTCGGCAGTGCACCATCCCAGCTCGTGTGCCCATAGGCGGACATCGGGACGGCCTTGCCCGCTGGCATGGAGCCGGGGAACGTCACGTCCGTATCGCTGTCGATGACGTTGAAGCGGCTAAACGCCACGGTGACATCGCCAGTCTCCGACAGCTTGAACTCGTGAGGAGTGAACTGCTTGTACTCGGGTTGGGCGGTCTTTCCCACGCCTTGCTCCTCTGCATGCTCGCGGAGATGTGAAACCCCGCACGATGTGGTGTCCTCTTGGGCGACGCGCGACAGGGCGTTGCGAAGATGGGGAAGGTCGAGATCACCCGCCGCGTTGTGATGCGGGTAGTGGCGGAGGGATCGCGGGACGGTCCTTCCCGCATCGTCTAGTTCACCTCCACCGTCGATGCACGCGAACGCGCGGTCGGGTAGACTACCCACGTAGTCAGCCGTCCACTCTGCCACTAGAGGTACCTCCCCTGAGTTGGCCGAAGCGCAGTACGACCTATGTGGAGTTCACCTGCGAATGGTGCGGACAACGATGCCATCGCTCGAAGCAACAGGCTGGCCAAGCCCGGTTTTGTTCCCGATCCTGCACCGCTAGATACGGACTCAGCATTCGCCCGAGAGTGGGCAGCCACATGGTGCCGTGCTCGGCGTGCGAGAAGCCTGTCCGTGTCTGGCGTCACGAGACTGGCCGCTATCGACTGCGCTTCTGCGACCGAGCCTGCAAGGCCCGCTACTACCGAGAGAACAGCACAAGCATGGACACCCTGCGGGACCAAGTCTGGGATCGAGACGGCGGTAAGTGCGTTGACTGCGGAGGCCACCGCTACCTTGAGACCCATCATGTCAGCGGCCGAGCCAATCGAGCTGACAACCTCGTGCTGGTATGCAAGAAGTGCCATGTCGCTCGACACGTCGCCCTACGCGGCGGGCTAAATCCCAACGGGACCCGAAGCAGATCCAAGTCGTAATCAGCCATGACGCTCCTAGGGTCGAGCCCCGTTGCCCACCGTCTGCGGGTCTAGGGTCACCGTCACCGGAACGAGGCCGGTGTGCTCAATGGGGGACAGGTTCAGGGCGACGAGCGCGCCGGTGGGGTCATATCCAGCGCGGACCAGCACGCCCACCGCATCCACGCGGTTCTGGAAGGTCATCCCGTTGGCGTCGTAGGCCGAGGCTGGAACGCTGTTGAGGGGCCAAAGCACCTTCGCGCGATCCTCGTTCGTCAGTGGGTTCTGGTCCTCAAAGGCCCGGATCTCGTCATCGGTGTACACACCGTTCTGGCGCATGATCTGGTAGAACTCGGCCCGGTCCTTGCTCTTGCCGCGCATGAGAGCTGACAGGGTGTGCTTGGTATAGAACGGCGGGGCAACGATGTCCTTGTCGTACTGCTGCTCGAAGCGATTGGTGGTCGGCATCAAGGCGCTGACCACATGGTCAACACTCGTTTCTTCAAGGTTGCTGTACGTCGCGTGGGTGAAGTCCGAGAGCTTGGTCGGCGCCAGGCGGAGCCAGCGGGCGATGACCTCGACTGAGAACTGTTGTGAGGCCAGAAACTGGGCGTCCTCAGGTGGGAAGCTGATCTTTTCGAGGCTCATATCCTCGTCCAGAACAGCCGTCCGCTGAGCGTTCGAGAGACCTTTGTGGCCCTCATCCCAGCTCTCACGCAGATGCCGTTTGGCGTCCTTGCTCAGTTGCGCCTTGTGCTTGATGACCACGCCGGGATTGGCACCTTCGGCGAAGGTCCGAAGCCCGTACTCCTCAAGGGCGATCGCGGACTCCAGCGAACGGCGGGCCATCGAGATCCGCGAGTACCCGATCAGACCATCGAAGCCAAACCCAGGAACGTGGAAGACGTTGCGGTTCGGGAGGACAACGCCAGTACCATCCTTCAAGCGGTACTTGTAGATGCGCCGGCCCGATACCTTGTCGCGCTCGACCTTCATGCGGCTCGGAAGCAGCGGCCACAGACGGACGGTCTGCCCCTGACCATTGAACTCCTTTTCGGAGTAGCAGTTCCCCCAGGTCAACAGGTGACCGATCATCGTCTCGCGCCACACCATCGCCGTCATCTCGGGGTTCGGTGCGTTGTGGAGGGCGGGATATGACGGGTGAGTGGGCCGGGCGATGCGGGCGTCGCCGACCTTCTCAAAGATAGCGAGCGGCAGACCTGCGATGTCCTCGGCGATCAGCCGCACACCGGCATGGAAGGCACTCACCGTCATCGCGGTGTCGTTGTTGACGAGGATATCGGTGATCGAAGTAGTCGAGCCAGGAGTCGGCTCCCAGCCGGAGGCCGGCCAGCCGATCTGTGCCTTGACGCTATGGACGAGGAGGCCCATCAGCGGGGCCGCCGGAGTGTCGCCAGGAGCGGCAGGGCGCCGTACAGCAACACCAGCCCGCCGACCACGATGGCGGCCAACGCCTGCGAGAACTGGGCGACGCCGTACCCCAGCAGAACAAGGCCGCCCATGAGAGCGATATCGGTGGCGTCAATCCGCCGCAGAGCCCGGAGCAGACGCGTCATGTGCTACCTCGCAGGCCCTAGAAAGGTGAGCCCCTCGTCTTCGTAGGCGGAGCGGAAGGGCACGGATTCCGGCATCCCCATGGCGGCGTCGTAAGCCAGAACATCGGCCACCGCCCCGTCAAACTTGCGGCGGTCCTCGCCCTTGACGATGACGTACTTGGTGCGCCCGTCATCCTCGGCAGCATTGAGGTGGACCTTTCGCAACTGGGCCGCCTTTACATGGTCTGCCAGGTCTGGGTCGCCGTCGTGGGTGTGGGTGCCCTCGCGGATCCCCACCAGCCATCGGTCGACGGCTGGCGCGAAGCGGCGGGGCTGGTTCGTATCGAGCGCGACGGCGATCTCGGGCCAGGCCGTTACCCACTGCTCTCCTTCGGTCCACCATTTCGGCGGATCGAACTGAAACCGGCCGACACGGTAGTAGCCAAACATCCACTCGACCTTGGCCATGACCTCCGAGCGAGGGACCGTCCACGTCGTGGAGCCGGCCGGGCGGAACCAACGTCCGATCTTGAAGCTGTAGCCCTGCCGTGTGCAGCCCACCAGCCATGTCTCGTCCAGGCTGACGCTGCCGTCAAAGCCAGCACCGATCTCAGTTCCCGCCGGAACCTCGATCGGCTTCGCCAACTCGTCCCAACGGCGAGGGTCGACCGCCCGCCCAGTGCCAGCAGCGCGGGTGTTGAAGTAAAACCGGAGGGCGTCGTCCCAATCCGTCGCTGGGTCGCGGATCTCATGCAGGAGGCGCTTGCGGTCGATCCAGTAGGCGTCGCCGTAGGTGAAGTCCAGCGCCTCAAGCAGTTGCGCGTCGGACCAATCCGGCTGCGGTTCAGGCTTTGGCGTGCGGACGAGACGGAGAATGCCCGCGAAGCCACGGTCAGCGTCATGGCCCGTGCGCTCGGCAACCGACTTCCCGCCCAGCATGGGCGCGTTCGTGGTCTCGAGGGTCCGACCGCCCATCTTGGCGGCGTTGCGCCGCATGGTGTCGGCCAGACGCACGCCGCCGTTCTGCCGGTTCCACAAGTGCGTCTCGTCAAGGTTGCCGTAGGTAAGGCGCTGGCCTTCCCGTGAGCCGGCAGATGCGGTGACAGGATGCAGTTCACCGGGGCGGTCCTTGAGATAGAGGCGGGTGCGCCCCAGATCCACCCCGATGTTGTCCGCTACCGTGCCCTTGCGTGCAGTCAGCGCCTGAAAGATGGCGCCGTAGGTGTTGTGGGTCTGATCCTCAGACACGGCCGCGATCTGTACCAGCGGCGGTGGGCGTTCACCCGTGCCCCAGGGCACGCCTACGGGTTCGCCGTCGGCATCCCAACCGTCGAAGCAGACTGGGCCTCCGAACTCAAGGATGGACAGCCAGCCCGCGAGTGGAGACTTCCCCCAACCCTTGGCCATTTCGATCTGGCCCCGACGGTTCGGGAAGAACCCGCGGTTGTCGAGCGTATACCACGCGATGAGGAAGCGAGCCTGCTCATCAGTCAGAATGAGCGGGGCACGCTCATCGGTCGGCGAAGGCAGGTAGGCCGCCAACCATTGCAGGCCCGTCCAGCCGAGGCTTGGAGGGCTTACTCGTTGACCACGCGTAGATGGGCGTAATGGTCGGCGCTTGCGCGGGACTTGCCGCGTGGCGATGACGATGGCGCGGCCTCCTCGCGTTCAGGTCGGATCCAGCGGCGGTCCTGCTGACCCTTGGGGCTGATGCCGTAGGTGTCCATGCCGAGCCGCAGTTCAGTAGCACGCTGGAACTCCCCACGCTCAACCTGGTCATACAGACGGATCAGTTGGCGGAGAGCGGGCACGTCATCAGGTGACCAGTGGGCAGCCCACCATGCGTTGAGCCATGTGTCCCAGGCTATGACGCTAGCGGGCATCAGACCATCGGGCGGAACTGGGAGTTTCCCGTGCTGCCAGCCGGTCATAGCGGTGGGCTTCCACTCACCGCGAATCGGCTTGTCAGACGCGTTTCGGCGTTTCGGTTTGGGGGCTGGACCGCGACCGGCCATCTGAGACTCCTAGCAGCTCCAGACTCCGAAACAATGCGAGCGAGGTAGGCCGGGGTATTGGGCTTCTCAGCCGTCAGAGATTGAATGCCCCCTGCCCATCAGGTCGCGTCGCTGCGCTTCACGCCGACCGTGACAGCGAAGGCAGAGCGTGTCACCAGTGGGGTGGTCCACCGTGGTGTCGCGGTCCGTCCCGCACACGACGCAGTTGGGCTGCTCCTCCCGTATCCGGCGGCTGGTCCGTTGCCAGTCCCCGCCATACAGCGCAACTCGCTGGGGGTCAGCGTTGCGTCGGCGGTTCCGCTCTGCCTCGTGGCCAACGCAGCGTGTCCTGCGCGTCAGGTGGGAACAGTTCGATTCGAGACAGGGGCGGAGCATCAGGCCGCCCAGACGCCAGAACCAAAACCAGCGAGGAGGAGGTAAACACCGTCGGCCCGTCGGATCAGATAGATGCCGGGTGGAATGGTCACACCCCAGCGACGCAGGAAGATCATCTGAATGAGTCGATGTTCAACATAACGCCGAAACCTATCGGTCGCGCTCATCCGTGGTAGCCTCATACCGGCAGGGACTCTGTCTAACGTTTGCTCACCTAGGCGGCGGGAGTCGAATCGGTGTCGTAGCCGGTGGAAGACCGACCAGTGCCGGAGCGCGGATAGACAGGCCTGCCACTCTGCTACTCTGACCTCAGTTCGCCCAAGTACCGCCGAACGATGCCGAACGGGCATGCCGCCCGTGGAAGACCGGTCAGTAGGCCGGGCGACAATGACGGCGCTTATAAGCCGTTACCTGAGCAATCAGGTCTGGGGTCGGTCGCTGTGTTCAGCCCGGCCCCTTCTACTACGCCCAGGGACGGAGCACTAGCCGATGGGCAACGGGCTGGCGGCTGCCACCTTGTACAGTCCCACCGCCGAGAGGCCGGCCAGAACGCCGTTAGTCACGGCGGCTGCGATGTCCGCGCCCTGCAATGCCGCCGCGCCGCCGCCGATTGTCACACCGAGCAGGATGGCGGCCAGGGCACCGAAGCGGTCGAGGTGCTCCGGGCTCGGCTTCACCACCTTCTTGCCAACCTCAAACACGGCGGCTACCGCCAGCGAGAGTCCAGCGAGGGTGAGTAGATCAGTGAGTCCCATGGGCGTTCTCCTAGTGCTTCGGTGAGATGGTGAAGCTCGGGACGTTGGCGGTATCGGGGAAAGTCCGCCACAGGTTCCCGTAGGTCTGAAGGCGGGCGGGCTTCGCCACATCGGTTCGCGGCCGGTGTCTTCCTCAGCGAGTCCCTGAGCCATAGACTCATTGAATCCGGGGATAGCCTCAAGCCGCCGCCATATATCGCGGCAAATCCAGCAGGCATCCATGCTCCCGCGCCGATGGAACAGCGGGTGAAGACCAGAGAGGATGCGGAAGCGCAAGCTCACTCAACCGCCTCCTCATCCTCATCGGACTCAGACTCAGCCGGAGCCGGTTCAGCCGGTGCCTCCGGCTCCTCCGGCGGGGTGGTCAACTCGTCTTCCATGTCAGCCTCCTATTCGGGTAGTGACTTGGCGTAACTCACGGCCGCCGCCGCCGCCCCTTCCGCGCCAGCCTTAGCGGCAATCACCTTGGCGTCCATCGCGGCCTTCGCCACCGCCGCGTCGAGTTGGGCCTGAGTGAACCCACCGCTTGGTAACGGGTCAGGGTGGGCCTTGACCTTCGTCCCATCCTCAACGACGTACCACGGGGCACCCTGGGCGAAGATGCCATCCACCATGTCCACGAACGGCTCACCGGAGGGATTCGCGCCACCCGTCCGGGTGAGCTTGCAGCGAGCGGTGGCACGGGCGAATGATCCGCCGGCCCCGATCGTGAACTCCTGGTAGGTGCCATCCAGGTGCCAGCCGGTGTGCGTACCAGCGAGGAAGTCCACCGGGCGGTTCTCAGGCTTGCCAGCGGCGTTGAGGAACTTGACCGCGTACACGATGGTCATGTCGTCTCCTCCTGCTGCGGCTGCCACGATGCGGTCGATGACGCTCTTGTCGACCGATGGGCAGTTGGGGCGGTTGACGCTGTTGATCTGGTAATGCCCGATGACCGTCACCCGGTTGACCGGCATGGCGGCCTTGGCGTGGTAGTAGGCAAGGATCCGGCCGTTGGTCGCCACCTGGGCCGGCGTTATCGGGTTGCCTGGCTCGCGGCCCACGTTCTCGATGGTCACCAACGACCGCTCGTTGGCGTTTACCCCATCGCGGACCATGGCGGCGATGCGCGGGTTGCTCAGGTCGGGGTTCTGCATATCCCCATTGGTCCAGGGATCCATGTGGAGCGGGTCGGCGAGGGCCTGGACGACTGAGCCATCAGGGTTGACGAAGAACGAGGCGCTGTTCTGTAGCGCCGGGTCGTTCAGCCGCCATGCGACCTCGTTCTGCGCTGAGGCCGTATTCGCGGTTATGTGAATGACCGAGAACGCGAGGGCTGGCGTCGGCGTGGGTCGGGGAGACCCCATTGGATAGCCCCACTCATTGAGTTGAGTCAGGGTCGCACCGGGAAAGACGTCGGTCACGGTATGTACTCCACCGCGTAGCCGTCGGCGATCATCCGGTCATTGAGTGACGGCGAAGGCTCGGTCGGATCGCGCAGGGTGCCCAGATAGCGCCCGTACTTCTCCCGTCGGTCCTTCACTGTCTCGAGCACAACAAGTTGGTCCGACGGAATGAGAGAGATCAGATGGTCGCGGGCCGCCTTCCCCTCCTCGGTCGGGAGCTCGGGAGCGTTCAGACCCAGGAGCCTGATCGTGAGCCGAATGCGGACATCGCAGCCGAGATCGACCTCGGTCCGCACGGTGTCGCCATCCACCACAGTCACAACGCGAGCGCGATACTCGTAGATGGCTACAGCCTCCCTTTCCAATACAGCCAAATGAACCGGAGCGGGAGGATCCCGACCAGGAGCAGCAGGCTGCGGTTGATGATTGAGGCCACCGGAACCTCGAACCACGGGAAGCCGAAGACTGTGTTGACCCCGACCACGAAGTACAGCGTCACCGCCACCGATGACACGATCGCCACATTCCGCCGTTCCCGCAGCGCCTCGCCATTCTCACGCGAGGCGCGGGTCAGGATGCCCGCGCTATACCAGTCGGCGATCGCCACCGGAACGAGGGCAACGAGCAGGATCGCGCCGATGGTTTCGATCATCGCTTCTTCGGTCGAAGCTTGATCTGGTCGTACCGATCGGCCAATCGTTCGAGGCGCGCTCCCTGCGAAGTCTTCAGTTCGGTTTGCGCCGCTTCGAGCGCATGCTTGACCTGTGCCTTGACCGCTTCACGCTCGGCCTTCTCACCGTTGTCAAGCAGAGCACGGAGCCAGCCAATCACCGCCGGTCCTCCCGCAGCGCCCGAACTTCGCGGACCAGCTCTTCGACCACGCCGGTCATCTTCAGCATCGCCGCCCGATCCTCCCGTCCGTCCTGGCGCTCTTCTCTGAAGAGCCGGTAGACGAACCACGTCACGACCAGCGAGAGGACCAACGCTCCGTAGGGGCCGATGAGCAGCGGGAGGAGCTGATCGGAGGTCAACGAGGCTCCTCCAGGCGGGTACAGAAAGGCCGCCCTGGGGGCGGCGGGTGTTTCAGGAGATAGCGATACCCGAGGGTTACCGGGTGCCTGACTTCGGAGTGGCCGTGCCTTCGGGCACCGTGACGCTCAGGTGTGCGCCCGCCATCGTACTACAACGTGGGACGCGTCAAGGGCTCCTACGCCACGGCCTCCACGCCATGATCCGGGCGAGGGCCCGGAGCCACCATGGGAGGGCGGCATAGGCGTCGTGCATCGCTAGAATCTGCCCGCGTAGGGATTCGGGGTCAACATCCACGTCGAACTCATCGCGGGGCCGGTAGGCGTTCTCGATGTTGACTTTGGACAGTTCGCGGATGAACGCCTCATCGTCTCCCGACTGCTGCGCGGGCCCGAATCTAGCCTGTTTACCGCACATCGAGCAGACAAAACTCTCAATCCCTGCCTCCCCCATGAGCACTCGGTAGCGGTCGTGTCGGCACGAAGGCAGCGCCCGTCCTGCAGCCGTTCGCGACTCACTCACGACGCCACACTACGCGCTATCCACGCTTCCTGATACTCCGCCATCTGACGGCAGGCCCCGATCAGCAGCCGCTCGGCCCGCAGGTACGACACGCCGCTGTGCTCCGCCGCCCAGCGCAGCGAGTAGCGGTTGCGGATGACCGCGTAGGCCAGCTCGGCACAGACCGGGCGGGTCGCGTGGTCCGGCCAGCGTTGGTGGTGGCTGCGGCAGTAGCGGTTCCATTCGGCCAGGGCGCGGCGGACGGGGAAGGCTAGGCCGTAGCCCTCGTGGTGGCCGAGCAGGCGCACCATCTCGGAGGACAGCGAGAGGCCGACCCGGCTGCCTGGCTCCTCCTCTTCGATGACCTCGTAGCGGGCGGTGACGGTGCGGGTGACCGGCGGGGCGGTGACGGTCAGGCGGCGGGGCGTCTCGGCCTCCAGCGACGCCTGCCAGAGGGAGAGCGCGGCGCGGTTCATAGGGGCGGCAGACGGCGGAGAGTCTCGCCGTCCAGCGTCAGGGCGGTTGAGACAGAGCGGGTATAGGTCGGGCCATCCCGCAGCAGACGCAGGGCGGCCCGAACCGT